AGTTCCTAGTAATGGGAAAATTAAAAATAATTTACCACCTTTTACTTTAATACCTTGATATTCTACTTCACTCATATTGTTGTTGAATCATCCTTTCCATTTGTAAGCTTGATCTAACAGAGATATAATCTCCAAGAGGATCAGGCATTAATTGATCAGCGTAAATCTCTTCCTCTGCATACCATTGCATCTGTTGTACTATATCTTGTTGTTGATATTGTTGTATATCAGGACCAAGAGCAGTTACTAATGCTATGGTTGTCATCTGTGCTACAGGATCATATTGTGATTGTATTGTAGCTAGTATCTCGTTTGCTTTTTCTTGTTTCTTTTCTTGTTCTTTTGTAGTTTCTAATTTCTTTGGTTCTGTTTTCTGATCCACTTCTTCTGCATCCATATCCTTACTCGCAACTTCCTTCTCTTGTGGTTCAGTCTCTTCTTTAGCTTCTTCTTTAATCTCTTCCATGTTATTGTCTTCAGAAACATCAGCGACCTCCTTTGTAGGTTCTTCGTTAGTTTCTTCTACAACTTCAACAGGTTCTTCTTTAATCTCCTCAATAACTTCAACAGTTTCTGTAACAGTTTCTGTTTCTACTTCTACTGGTTCTTCTACTGGTTGTTCAATAGCAACCTCTTTAACTTCTTCTACTGTAGGCATAGATACTTCAACATCCATTCCTATATCTTGTATTTCTTCTACTATTTCCTGAACTTCTGTTATAACTTCTTCATATGATATAGTACCTTCATTATATTCTTCCATCATAGTACCCATTTCTATAGGTATATCTACTATCATCTCTTCCATAGGTTGTTCCATAGTAGGCATATCAAATGTCATAACCATATCAAACTCTTCCATCATCTCATCCATTTGATATTGTTCTTCTGGTGTAGCAACATCATATTGCTCTATTAATTCTACTGTTATTTGATCTTCCATTAATGCTGGTTGAACAATTTCTATCCATGTTTCTACTGATGTTGTTATGTGATTGTAATTAACTGTGTATTCTACATTATCAAAAAAATAATTCTTTGCTCCACCTATTCTTATAAATACCTTATCTAAATCTCCTGCAAAATCATACGTTCCTGTGTATGTTGTAGGTGTTTGATTATTTTGTAATGTGATTTGTCCTGTATCCCATTGCAGAACATTATTATTATATCCTTTTGTTTGAAAATATCCTGTGGTGTTTGCTTGTGAATGATGCATTTGTAATTCCCATTCTAATGCACCACCATCTGATATATGAAATTGTGATATATCTACGTACTGATCAAAGGTTGTGTGGGAACTTGATGTGCCTTTACCACATGTACCTGTACCAAAGTACGCATTACAATTTGGCATACTTGCAGGACCTAGCCCACCCCAATCCAGATCCATATCACCCTCATAGCGATTCGCTACGATACCTGTATCTTTGTGTAGTATATCACCTGTTGTTTTATGTTCAACAGTTGTAGTAGTCTCTGTTATTGTATCTATATGTCCTTCACCTAGATGTTCAGTCTCTATTTCTTGAGTGACTGTATCACCCTCTGGTAACATTTGAGCATTAGAGGAATAACAGTATAAGAAGAACAGAGAAGATACCAAGAGCACCTTCGTCATTAATAATTTCTTCATCTTTAACAGCATTCTCTTTTAACCACTTCTCATAATCAGGTCTTTTTTCTGGATTATCTAACCATTCTTGTGCAGCTTCAATTCCAATTTTGCCCATATATGGACAAGGTGTACCTGCCATTTCCATAGCAGAAAATACTCTTTCGTCTTGACATAGCATGGATACTGCTGCAACCTTCATACCCATTCTATATAAAGCACGACTTAATTTTAATCTTTCACAATTTAAATCTCTTATAGATGTACCACCTGCTATACCTAGTATTTGTGATTGAATAGCAGCAGATGCAGCAAAGCTACAGACATCTTGATTACTGTTCATAATAGATGGAGCACTTGCAGTTGATGGAGTTCTATCAACGCTAGTTGTTCCACTAACAGTAGAGGTAGTAGATGTTACTGTATTCGTTTGTGCAAAACTTTGTAATGAAAATAAAAATGCAAATATAAATAAAAAATATTTAACCATAAGCAAAACTTTCTCCACATCCACATTGTGAGGTAGCATTAGGATTATTAATTTTTAAATAACTTCCTGCTACATCTTTAGTAAAATCTATGATTGTACCTAATACATACATAATAGCAGTAGGATGTATGTATAATAAACCTTTATCTAATTTAATAATATCATCTGAATTAGCATCTTCAACTTCTGAATTAACAAATTCCCATTTATAATTAAATCCTGCACAACCACCACCTTCAATAGATAACTGTACACCTAATGCTTTATGTTCATCTATGGTATTTGATAAGTATTCATTAGCTTCTTTAGTAATAGATACTGGTGACATTATATAAACCTTTGTGCATTATAATTTTTATCAGGATCATTCATAACTATTCCACCACCAGCTTTTTTTATTTCTTCATCATATTTAAGAAGAGCATTAGATAATTCTTCCATACGATTAGCTACACCACTACCTTCTTTTTTAGCTTTTTTATATTCTTTATTATTTAAAAATTCTTTAGCAGCTTCTTTAAATTTTCCTTTATTTATTAATTTTATTGTTTTAGGACTACCACTTAATCCTCCTCTATAGAAAGAACTTAACATAGGCACTCTTAATTTTTCTGGTAAAAGATTAAAAGAAGGTATACGTCTATTTATTGCTTTTAATTTTTCACCTATCTCCTGATCTAATGCCATATCAGCTACATAAAGTGGAATACGTTGTCCTTCCTTTACATTAAAACCTGATGTAGATTTACTTGTTGTACCAAAACCTATTGTAGGAACACCTACACTATCTAAATATGTTATAAACTCTTGAGTTCTAGGATCATAACTTCCTATTTTTGTTTGATATGCTAAATCACCTTCATGTTTTTTTATATAAGGTACGTATTCAACATGTTTAAATTCATATTGTTCTGGTACTCTATCACCTGTCATATTAACCATTATTGTTTTTCCATACAACTAAATAGTATCGTAAATACTGTTGACAAGATCTTGTCCACTAGGAGTATCTTTTATTAATCCTCTTTTAATAGACTGACCATGTTTATAATGTGATACCTTACCACCTTTTCTCATGGTACGTACTTTACCACCACGTTTATAACCTATTGTATCAGCTCCTAAAGAATATTTTTTAGTTTTTTCTGGATTCTCTTTTATATACTTAGCAGCTCTAGCAGCATCATAAGCTAGTAATCCCCATCCTACAATAGGCACAGCTCTACCACCAACTGTTACCATTAATTTAGCAGCATTAGGTACAGCTTTTTTAATAGCTGCTCTAATTGCAGATTTACTTTTACCTGCTTTTTTACCCTCTTCTGCTATTTTTTTAACTTTATTTTTTTGATTTTGTGATGCTGTATTTTGTTGTTTTATTTTTTTCTTTTCTGCTTTAGCTTTATCTAAATCTTTTTGTGAAGGTCCTGTATCAGCTCCTTTTCTTTGAGCAGCCTGTAGTCTTTTAACTTTATCTTGAGCAGGTGTTGCAGTTCCCATTCTAGCTTTTCTAATTTTTTGTTTTTCTGCTTTAGCTTTAGCTTTATCAGCATCAGAAGGTCCTGTATCAGCTCCTTTTCTTTGAGCAGCCTGTAGTCTTTTAACTTTATCTTGAGCAGGTGTACGAGTTCCTATTTTAGGTTTTGTTTTAACTACAGGTGGTTTAGGTTTAACTGTAGTTTTAGTTACTTTTTTAGGAGGTGTAGGTTTTTTTATAATTTCTCTTGCTTTTATGATAGTAGCTCCTATTGCTGCTGGTACTCCTATATTGCTTTTATCTTTTTTCTTTTCAGTTTTCTTTTCATCCTTCTTTTTATTAGCAGGGTTAGGCGGAAACTGTATTCGTGAACCTTCTGGTGGTGGTGCAGGTCTTAAATTTTTTGCAAGATTACTTCCACCTTGAGGACCAAAATAAGCACGTTTTTCTGTACCTTCTTTTCTTTTTACTTTAGTACCTGTTGTACCTTTTTTTTCATCTTTAGGTCTTATGTTTGTTGTTGTTGTTTTAGAAGTTTTAAAAGGACGGATTCCTAATCGAATATATCTATCCCTTTCTTCTTGTGTATAGTCTTTATACTTTTTATATTCTCTAGCCATTATGTTTCTCCATCCATCTATCTAGTTTATGTTCAAGTTTATCAAATCTATCTAATACTTTATTTACTTCACTATTAACTTCTACTTTTGTAGCATAATTTGTCGCCATGAATTCTCTTGTCTTTGCATCAGACAATGCATGTTCTTTTAAATCATCTCTTAATTTTGCTATATCTGTATTAGTACCACGTATCCACCAAAGAAACGCACCGACTGCTAAAGTCAATACAGCATTCCATAGCATTGTCATATCTGCCATTTAATTTATTCCTTTATTTTAAATTCTAAATCAGGAAGTCCTTCTGCAAGACTTCTTCTATCATAAAATCTATGTAGTTCATTAAATTTACTTTTATAAGGTATAACTTTTTTAAAATATTCAGGATTTGTTTTTTCTAAATCATCCCAAAATTTTCTTTTAAATTCAGGTGCAATAAATTTATTATTAAATAAAGCTTTAATTTCTACATCAGATAAATTACCTACACTTTTAATAACATCTTTATTAAATAATTCACGAGTCTTATTAGTACCATAATATTTTTTATAAGCAACAGCTAAATCTGCTACCTTTTGTTGAGCTACATATTGTTCTTCTAAAATTTCATTATATTGTTCTAATAGTTCTATTACAGGAAAATTTAAACTTGAATCTTGTAATTTTCTTCTAATGTCAGATTTTGCTGAATTAAATTTAGAATTAGATTCTCCTAATAAAGTTTTAACAGTAAATGCCATTTGTTTTTGTGGATCAAATACTTGTTCTTTTAAGGATAAATTAAATGGAGCCATTGGTCCTAAATTAATTCCCCATTTTCTAAATTTATGTGCTACATCTGATATATCATTAAAACCTTTTCTTTTTTCATCATAATATAATGGATCAGTTCTAAATTCAAATTCTCTTCCAACTTTTCCTAAACTTGACATAGCACCAAGATCACCTAATAATTCTCTAGCTACTTTATAAATTCCAGGTTCAGATGTTTTATAAGCTTTTGCTAAACTACTTGCAGCTTTTACTGGATCATCTGAAAATACATAATCTTTTATATATTTTCCAAATTGAACACTTAACGATGGATCAAGAAAAGGTTTATACATATTGTTTATAACACTATCAAATCCTTTATCTAATTCAACATTAATATTTTCTCCATTTGCAGCACTAATCATTAATGGCATAATCATATCAAGAACATATTGATCTGGATTTAAATAACTTAAATCTGTATAATATAATTTACCATCTTCTCCTGGACGTATTTGTAAAGCATGATATTTTTGCCATTCAGGTAAACTTTCTCTAAGCATATCTTCAGCTTTATCTGTACCCATAACTCTATTATATATATACGCACCTACTGATTGTAAACCAGCAAAAGTTCCTTGAGCCATTAATCTATTAGCTCCAGTTTTTATTAATGCATTATTTCCACTTTCAAAACCATCTTGTATTTCTTCAGCACCAAGCTTCATAATTTTATATTTATTACGTAAATTTTCTGCAGGGAATGCAGTAAATGATCCGACTAATGGTAAACCTCGCATTCTTTCTAATATTTTTGGAATACGTGAATAAACTGGAATAACATTTAAAGTTTTTTGTGTTGCCATTTCTTCAATAACTTTATTATCTAATGCTTTACCTGTTAATAACTTTCCTTGTTTATCTAAAGGTTGTCCAAAATCTCTTATATATTTTGCTCTGGATGCTTCTTTTCCTACATCACTCATTTGTTTCCAAACTTGACGAGCTTTATTACTTTCACTCATAAAAGTCATAATCTTACCAAGATCATCTGTTTGTGAATATATATCAGTTAATTTTCTTGAAATACCTTTACCAACTTTTGTTCTTTCTATTCCACTTACGCCCATTGTAGATAAACCAAGTACCCATTTTTTTAACATATTAGGATCGTCTGCTGCACCTGATATTCTATTTAATATTTGATTTAATTCAACAGCACTTCCTTTTAATCCAAGTTTATTAATATTATTTTTAAAAGCTTGTTTTTCTGTTGAAGATGCTGTAGCTAAATACTTAGCAAAATCTCCAATACCTCGTAAATTTCCAGAGTTAGCTGTGTATTGTAACATACCTAAAAAATTTCTAGCATGAGCAAATGGATTATAAACTGTTTTACCTTTTTTCAAATATCCTTGATGGGCTGCTAAAGTATTAATAACAGCATTATTTGAAAAAAATTGTTGATTCTCTGTCATTACTTTTATTTTTTTTGCTAAACTTTCTGGTACATAAACATCTTCTAAAGCTTCAGAATATAAATTACCTCTGATAATAAATGGTGAATCTTCATCTACAGGCTTACCAAATTTTTTCATATCACGTTTAGTTATAAGTTTAACTAATCTATCTGTGTTTAAATTAATTCCTGCTTTTTCTGCATCAGCTATACGAGTTGCTCCTTTAAAAGCTAGTCCTCTGTTTAATAAACTATCAGCTAATGATCCTGCCATTTTAATATCTGTAACAGGTTCTACAATACCCATAATAGTTTCTGTAGCTCTTATAGCAGGATTGGCATTAACTCCATAAAGTTTTTTTAATAATGGTTCTAAATCTTTATTCTTTGTTTTTAATGCACCTAATTTACTTTTACCTCTAAGATCTGGTAAGTATTGTGCTTTTACTTCTGTTTCAATAATTTTTGCTATTTGATCAGGATCATTAACTATTTGTTTACCTTGTGAATTAAAAATTCCTAATTGTTTTCCTAACTCAATATTATTTTGTGCTTGTTTTGTAAAATCACTAATAAGATTTGCATTTTCTGGATTTTTTATCCATTGTTCAAAAGGTTGTCGAGCTTTTAATGTATAGCGTTCATAAATATCTCTTACATAATTAGGATTTTTTTTCCATATATTTTTTAAAAACTGTGAAGATTGAATTGATGGATCTCGTACTTCATCATATACCATTTTTCTAAGATCAAAAAAGTCTTGTAAAGATTTTGCCATATCTGGACTACGAGTAGCTACTTCTTGTAAAGCATTTTTATTACCTTCCATAGCTTTATTTACAAGTATAATATCTGCATCATTATCTCCTGTAAGTCTACTAAAATCTTTTCTCCAAGCTTGATCTATACTATTAGAAACTGTTTCTGCTCTTTCTTTAATAGGCTTAAATGCACTTTCAGATAATTCTAAATTTCTTGCTGTTACTTCATCTAATCCTCCTTGAGGTAAGATCCATCTAGCTAAAAGTTCTTTATGATGAGCAAGAGCTTGACTATCAGCAAGTTCTCTTCCAGTTATCTTTCCTTGTAATTTATCAGCTTGTTTTACTAATCCTTTTGTAGCAGTTCCTGTAAGATTCATAAGAACACCTGCTGCTGGACTTAATATTCCTTCAGCTACTCCTTGAGCACCAATCGCCAAAGGATTATAATTTGTTCTTCTACCAAGATCTATATCTAATTCTTGTCCTTTCCAAGCTTGTGTACTTCCCCCAGCTCCTGCAACAGTACCTTCAACAGCTAATGATTTTAATACAGATTTATTTCCTAATGCTCGTACTTTAGCTTTTAAAGTTTGTTTAACACCTTGTTTAGCAGCTTCTTTAGCTCCCCATACTGCAGCACCTCCTGCACCTAATGTAAGTCCACCTGCAATAATAGATAGTAAATTAGTAGGATCACTTGCTCCAGCGATTGCATAGTCTTTTAAAGCTTTCCACATTGGTGCACCACCTTCTGAAAAACCAAAAGCTGAAGGTAATTTTTCTATTTTATTTAAAGCATTAATATATGAAGTTTTATCTAAATTATTTAAATCTTTTATAGCATCAGCTTGATTAAACGTAGAAACAATATTTGTATCAAAGTATCTTCGTTTTGTTAAAAAAGCATCAAGAATTTCTTTTCTATTATTAGATAATCTGTTATTTCCTAATGCTCGTAATGCATGATAAGCATCATTTAAAAATGCATCATCTTTTAATAACTTTTCATATGTTACTTGTTCAGACATTATGATCTACCACTCCTTGGTACAATAACAACTTTCTCAGGATCATTATCAGGATTTTTACCTGCTAAATCTTCAGATATGTTTGTAGTAGGTATTCCACCTAAATCTTCTGCAGTAACAGTACCTTTTCCTAACTCTAATGCTTCTTTATAAGTTACAAGTCCTTCTCCTTCAGGACCATAAGTTTTATATAATTCAATAAATAGTGGTCCATCTTGAGATCCTCCTAAAGCAGCCATTTTTGTTTTAACCTCTGCAGATCTATCAGCTAATTCAGATTTAACTTTTAATCTATTTAACATATTATCATAAGTCTGTTGAGCTGTTTGTTGTATAAGTAAAGCATTTTCTAAATTACCTTTATCCCATTCTTTCGCTGATTCTTTTTTTGCTTTTCTTAATTCTTTTTGAGCAGCATCTATAGCAGCTCTATCTTTTTCAGATATTTCTGTAGAAGTTTCTGCAGCTTGTTCAAAACCACCAAGAATTTCTTGTCCAAATCCTTGACCTGCTCTATCTTTCATACCTTTTGCAAATGAACCAAGCATAGCACCTATAGCTGCAGATTTTTTAGCATCTTGTTCTCTAGCAGCAGCTAATTGAGCTTGTTGAATATCTGATTCAGCTAATTGTTGTCGTTGTTTTTCTCTATTAATATAATTTTGTAATTGTTCATAAAAGAGTTTATTAGCTCCAGTAAGTTGAGCAGAAGGATCTTGTTCAGCCATCTCTGATAAATTAACTTCACCTAATCCTCCTTGAGGTAATGTATATGGAGTAATATTATAATCTGCTAAAGTACTTCCAGCTTGTTTTTTAACAACTGGTAAGCTTACTAAGCCACCATGTTTAAAACCATGCCTTTGTCTTGTTAAAGGATTATCCATATTAATACCTTGTGCTACAAGTTGTCTATATCTTTCTGCACGAGATACTCCTGGTACTGTTAATCTACCATAAGGATCTCTTGTAAATCCTTCAGCTATTAATCTAGCTTCTTCTCTATCTGCAGAACTAGGAGTATAAGTAGTTCCTGGTCTGCCTGGTGCGTGCATTGGACCTATTGTAGCTTCTCTTATTTTATCTCTTTCTATAGCTTCACCCCAAGGTTTAATCATTCCATAAGCAGTATCTTCACTAAATCCTGCATCTTGTATATCTCTATAGTTAGATAATAATCCTGGATCTACTGCAGCATATTTACCACCATACATAAATCTATCTGCACCTTCATTTAAAGCTAATTGATTAGCTGTAAAATAATCCATACCTCCTAAATCATATCCTTGACCATAAGTATTTACTGGTTGTGGTTGATATAAAGCAATAGGTATTTTACCTGTATGAGGATCTCTATACATAGAACTTACTTGTGGTTGTCCTTGTTGAATAATAGTTTCAGGAACTCCTGAAGGAGTTGATAAAGGTACACCTGCATCTTTAAATTCACTTGCACTATAATGACCACCTCTAGCTTGAACAGAAGGCATTTCCATTAAAGATGCAAATTCTGGACTTGTATCAACATTTAGTTGTGTAGGTAATGGTGTAACATCTGACATTGATTGTACTTCTTGAGCACCTCCTGCTGCTGTACCTACTGCATCTGTAGTTCCACTTGCTGTTGCATCTGTTTGTTGTTGACCTTCTAATATACCACCATGTAAAGCTCTATTTAATATTCCTTCTTGTGTTCTTTCAAATATTTGTGTACCATCATCAGTTAAACCAACTAAACCACCAGTACCTACTTCACCACCATATTGTTTTTCTACTACAGGTCCACCTTCTGCTCTACCATAAGGTGTATAAGCACTTCCAAAACCACCTTTTGTAAAGCCTCCAAATGTACCATAAATATTACCTAAGTTTAAAGCACCACTTAATAATGAACCCAGTCCACTTTGTTGTGGCTGTGGAGCTGTTGTAGTAGTTCTTGTTACAGAAGCTGAAGGGAAACCAGCAATAACAGACTGATATTGTCCTAATGTTCTTTCAGGAAATACTCTTTCTTCAAGATATTGTTTATACGCTTCATCAAGAGCTTGTTGAGATCTCATCTGATCTTCTTTACCAATAGTTTCTAACAAACCTTGTTCACCCATTTGAGCTCTAAATGCTGCTGGTGCTAATTGAGCTAATGCTCCTGCAGTCTGTCCTTCTCTAGCTTTCTGTGCTTCAAAAGCTCTTACTGCATCTTGATAAGCTGCTTGTGATCCTCTAGTTTGAATATCACCTAAAAGTTTTTGTTGATCAGCTAAAGCTTGTGCTTCTAACATAGTACCTCTAGTGCCACCAAAAGCACCAGCACCTATTTGAGCTTGTCTAACTTTAGGAAGCACATCTCTTTCAAAAGTTTTTTGAGCTTCAGCTTTTTCTATATCAGTAACAGCTTGTTGATAAGGTGACATAAAAGGTTCTAATGCTGTAGGGGTCATTTCTTCAGCAACACCTTCTGTTAATTCTTGAGCTTTAGCAAATGTTGGAGCTTGTGTTCCAACTAAACTTGTTAGTCCTTCTCTAGCCTGTAATTGTTCAGGTGTTAGTTGTGCAATGGTCGGACCTGTATATGGTTGAAATCCTTCCTCTGTTCTTTGTTTATATAATGCTTGACCTTTTGCAAGCAAATCTTTCATAAATGGAGCAACCTCTTTTGCCAACTCTGTTGTTTGTATTGTTTGTGGTGCAACAGGAGTAGGAGCTGATTGTCCAATACCTAAAAGTGATGATAATATTCCCATCTTATGTGACCCTTCTCATTCTAGCTAATGCTTTTAATCCGTTAATTTCTTTTTGTTGTTTATCTTGACCTGTAGCTGCTATGCGTATATCTTTTACAGTTTTATCCATAATTTTTGCTCCTGCATCAGGACTTCCATTACCTAATAAAGACATAGTGTTTGCATCTATTACATATTCATCTGGACTTAATCGACCTTCTGCTATTTGTATATTACTATTATCTTTCATAATAGGAAAAGAAATATTATCTTCCATACCATGTCCTTCACCAGGAACTTGTCCAGAAAATTCTGGTAGTTGTCCACCATAAGCATATCCCATTAAACCACCACTATTTCTTAATATAGCACCTCCGTCTTTAACTGCTCTATATTGTAATCGTGGAGCTAAATTACCAAAACCAGTTGTTGTTGCTTGAGTATATTTATTTCCACCTGTACCTTTACTACGCATATATTGTATAGCTTGAGCAGTTGACATTTCTTGTCCTGTATCTGGATTTACATAGTAAGCTTCTTGTGTTCCAAAAGATGATGGTGTTTGTTTAAATCCATAATCTTCTAAATCTTTTTTAGTTATTTCTTGTGGTTGATCAAAAGCTCCTGGCATTAAATCTCTACCAATAGCTCCCCATCCTTCAGGAGTTTTTGTTAATCTATCAAATGTTTGTCTTGGTAAATTCTTTAAAGCATCTAATGAAAAATCACCTTTAAAAATATCTGCTGCTGCTGGTTGAACTGATGCTAAAGGTGCACTAGCACTTCCACTAGCTCCATATTGTATTCCAGAAAACATTGGTTGTACTGATTGATTTATAGTTGGTACTCCTGCTTTTGTTAAAGCTTGTTGTACAGCATTCTGTTGGTTCATAGCTGCTAGTAAAGGATTACCACCTGTTACTGTAGCTGTTGGTACTGCAGATGCTATATTAGCTGCTCTAGCTGCTGCTGGTCCTGTACCAAATGCTCCAAAGGATTGAGTAGCTTGTCCTATTCCTTTTGCTCCTAAACCTATATTACCAGTTCCTAATGAACCTAAAGATGCAGTCTGTCCTCCAAATGTTCCAGTAGCTCCTGTACTTACTAAACCTTTACCTGTATTAGTTAAAGCAGTACCAGTACCACTTGTACCTCCAGCTCCTGCTCCAGGACCAAACTTACCAAATAATGATCCACCTGCATAAGTTCCAAGACCTGCAAGTGCTGCTGATTTTAAAGCATCTCCAGGTTTTGCACCTGCTACTAAACTTCCTAATCCACTTCCAAGACCTGCAAGTGCAGAGTAAGCTCCAAGATTTCCTGCCATAGAAACACCAAATGCATAAGGCATAAGAAAAGCTCCTGCTATTGGTAAAGCCATTTTACCTAATGGAGATCTAGCAATTTTACCTATACCTTTTGCAACAGCTTTAAAAGGTTTAGTTACAGCTTTAAATACATTTTTTAAAAATCCACCAAAGCCAGCTTGAACTACAGGTAATCCTGATAATCCTTGGTTCATCATAGGTTGATCATCCATATATGAATCTTGAGCTAAACTCATTAATCCTAAAGTTTGCAAAGCTCTTAATCTTTCTAAACCTGACGTAGAATTCATATTATTTTGAAAACCCTGTAATGATTCTACTCCTGTCATTGGTGGTTGCATTGCCATATTCATTATTTTACACTCCTAGGATTCATATAATTTGATTGTGCTTTAGTTTGATCCGCATAAAATCTATTGCTTACATCTTTTAATGGTTCAAGTTTTTGTTTTGTATCATACATACCAGGCAGTAAACCTGTATTACCTTTATTAATATTTCCAATAAATGTACTTGTATTTATTAAATTAAAATGATTTGTTAATTTAGATCTTGCCATGATGTTTCCGTTCCTAAACTTACGTAACCTTTAAATTTACCAGAGCTTGCTGAATAAGCAATATCTCCTGCTTTTGGATTTTGTAATTGTGTAACTGTAACAGCTACTAAAATATTTGTTGATGGTCTATTATCTACTAATGCATCTCGTGCATCTAATTCATTTATTAATGCAGCTCCCCATTTTTCAACAGTATTATAAAGATCTCTTAATTCATCATCTTTTAAATTATATAATAAAGGTAAATCAGGATAACGCATTATCGACTACCATCAGGTTGTACAGCTAATCGTAAAGACCCCCATCTCCATTTTGTTCCTGTACTATTACATGATACTCTAATTCTACCTTGCCTTCCTCGTGCTCTCATATCAACTTTTTGTGTTGTATTAGAAATAACAAATGGACCTTTTTCAGTTATGTTTGTACTTTCTGGATATTGTTTTGTTTTAATACTAAATTTAATATTACCTGTATTAATATCAAAGTCAGGAATAATTTTATCCATAAACATTAATTCATTTCCATCAGCTATATCAAAATCTCCTGATTCTATATAAGATGTTAAACTTGCACCATTACCTGTAAATATATTTGTGGGTTCATTATCATATAAATTACTTCCTGCAACTGTTGTTCCTGTTGTTATTGTATTTCCAAAAATTGTTCTATCATTAAATGTTGTCCAGAAACAAGTTCCATATGCCCAATAGTTTTCTTCAGGAGAATATAATACATAACTATCACACTCATCTGAACTTGTAGAAGGATATAACCAAATAATTTCTTTAAACTCAGAATTTATTCCTGCATAAATTTTATCTTTTTGATCTATGTTTAAATTATCAAAAACATATCTTCTAATTGTTGCAGGTAAATTTCTTACTTGTCCATCATAAGCATAAAAATTTTCATAACCCATCCAAATTGGTGTACCATTATAATCAACTCCTGCATGAGGTCCTATCATTCCACAGTTAGTTCCAAGCTGTCTAAAATTAAATGTAAAAGGTGGACCAACATACTGCATTTGCCATAATGAATTATCTGTCCAAATAGTTATAGCATTTCTTGATCTTACACCACCAACTATTCTTGTTCCATCTGTTAATACTGTTTCACCTGATGTTGAACTTACACTTGGAATCCAATTTGTAAAATCTTCTTGATTAGACCATCTTACTGTCATAGGATCATAAGTTCCTGTAGGTGATGCAGTTGTATTAAAAGCATTAGAACCTAAACAAATTAAATGTCTATCATTAGGAGATACAATAATACTATCAACAGTAGTTGGTGTAGAATTTGTAGCTCCAGAAACTATTGCTGCTCTTACTGGACTTGTTGATGCGTCTGTATCAAAATAATAAATTGAACCACCTCTTCTATTTGCCAGAACATCTTCACCCCAATTATCTAAACTCCATTGTGTAATTTGACTTATAAAATCACTAGCACCTGTAGATGTTGGTTGATTCCATGCTCTTGTTTGTGATGCACATACAGTAGCTTGATAAGAAGCTGCACCATATCCTAAACCTGTTGCTGCATTTTCAGCACCTGTTGCTATAAGATAATGAAAAGTTGCTGATCCTGTTTGTGTGGATGTAGCTCCTGCAGCTCCTGATACTTCTATTGCATATACATTTGAATCAACAACAGAAATAGAATAAACATCTTCTAATGTAACATCTGATCCTATTACTGCAGCACTTGTAAAGAAAACAAAATCACCATCTTTTCTACCATGAGCATTATCCGATACACAAACTCTTGTTGTTCCTGCAGATGTTCCAAATACATTAGCTAATGTTACAGATACAGAAACAGGTGTTATATCAAATATTTGATCTCCATTATGTTGATATAATTTTTTTTCAGTTCCCCATAAAGCTCTTTTAAATTGATCATTATCTGACCATGTTACTAAATCTCTAGCATTACCATCAAAAGTTGCACTTACTTTTGTATTATATCCTCTTAATACTTCAGGTTTACCTGCACGAAATCGTACACGATCTCCATCATACCATTTACCTTCTTCGGCATATTGTGTAGATTCTCTATGAAAACCTTGTGTAAAATTAAGTTTAATAAGTTTTGCATCTGATGAAGCCATTTATCACCTATCAAAGTTTTTAAGTAATACTGTATCTATTGTTGTTGCACTTCTAGCTATATAACATAATATATCTACATCACTTGCACCAGTACTTAATGTTGGAACTGTACCAGATACAAATTGCCATGCTGTATTATAACCTAATGTTCGTGAACCTGTACCATCTTGAATAACATGTATGGTTCCACTTTGTCCTGCTGTACAATTTGCAGGAGCTTTTAATGTTCTATTACCTCCAAGAGTAACAACAAAAGTATTACCTAATGCAAAGTTTACACTTACACACGCAGCGTCTGTTACTGTTACAAATGGACTATAAGCTCTAGCAGATGTTCCAACTTTTAAAGAACCTGCTTCATATGTAATATTACCTCTAACTGTTGCATCTGTTGTTACAGAAGTTCTAACATATCGTAAATCTGCTGCTGATACTTTTGGTACATTAGTAGCACATACTCCTATATCTGCTGAAGCTGCAGTACCAAATCCTAATCCTTTTGCATTTGTTGCATGTATACTTGTACCATCACAAATAACTAATCCTATTGCACCAAAAGGAACATCATATCCTTGTCCTGAAGCAGTTTTTATTTTAACTATATCACTTGCAGTTGTATTTGCTGATGTCTTATGATTAATTACATATGATTTTGAATTAGAGGGTGCTATTAAAGTAATAGTTGTATATGTTCCACCAACAGAACCAATTACTTCAAGAAAAGCTGAACGAGCTACGTCACTTCCCCCATCTACTGCAGATAAAGTTACAGTTGCTGCTGATCCTATTGATACTGTTGTATATGCTGCTATGGCATCATCAACTAAACTGATAACACCATCATTTAAAACTGTACCCCAAGAATTAGGATTATCTCCATCT